CTTCGACCCTCTTTTGGCCAGTTGCGGCCATCTTTCGGAATCATAAGGTTTCGGAGGATGCTTAGACTGTTGGGACTTTGAGGTTTCATAAGAAATCTTCAGGTTTCATCAGCTTTGATGTAACGGTTCACTTGGTACTCGTCAATGGTTTTGTCGAATTCCTTTTCCAACACGTGTCTGATCCTGTCGCTTAGAAGCGTGCGGTTGGCGTTCATTACGAGTGGTTTACATCAATATGAGGTATTATCAATCAAATTGTGTCGATATACTCAGAAATCCGCGTCCATCGCGAACACGTTGTCCTCTGCGTTCATGACACCCGCCTTTTGGTATTCGGATACCCGGCGTTCGAAGAAATTTGACTTACCCTCGAGAGAAATAAGCTCCATGAAGTCAAAGGGGTTCTCGGAGCCGAACTGCTTCGGGTATCCCAGCGCCTTGAAGATGCGGTCTGCGACAAACTCGATATACGACGACATCAGTTCCGAGTTCATGCCAATCATGCGGCACGGGATAGCATCGCAGATGAAGTCTTTCTCGTTGGCCACCGCCTCCTCGACGATGCTCTTCACGGTTTCGAGGGACAGCTTGTTATTGAGTTTTGAATACAAGAGCTCGCCGAACTGTTGGTGGAGACCCTCGTCCCGGCTGATAAATTCGTTGGAGAGACCGAGGCCGGGCATAAGACCTCGGTTCCTGAGCCAGAAGATCGCGCAGAACGACCCGGAGAACAAGAGCCCTTCTACGCACACCCAGGCGACGAGGCGCTCTGCGAAGGAGCGGTCGCGCGAAAAGTACTTCGCGGCCCACGCGGCTTTCTTGCCCACGGCGGGGATCGTTTCGATGGCCTCGAACAGCTTGTTTCGCTCGGTTTCGTCTTCGATGAGCGCGTCGAGCAGCAGCGCGTACTGCTCGCTGTGGACGCTCTCGTTGAAGGTCTGGTAGGCGTAGAACATGCGGGCCGAGGGATCCGTGACTTCTTCCGCGAAGTTGTTGTTCAGGTTCTCCATCACCATGCCGTCGCTGCCAGCGAAGAACCCGAGGATGTGCTTGATGAAGTGGCGCTCGTCGTCGTTGAGCTTTTCGCGCCAGTCCACGATGTCCTGGTTCAGCTGCACTTCCTCGACGGTCCAGAACGTGGCAACGGCCTTTTTGTACATCTGGAAAATGTCAGGGTACTTGATGGGGAACGCGGAATACTTGCGGGCGCCGATATCAGCCAAGAGAGGTTCGGTGTGGTCAGCCATTGTTATATATACTTCTACCCGTGATTTATACTTGGGTTGTCGATATACGCGTAAAAAGCATCCTACAAAAATGACGCGTCTGTTTAATGAAAGCACTGGAGCTGTTCGCCGGCGTCGGGGGGATAACACACGGCCTCCGTGGATACGTAGACCCCATCGCCTTCGTAGAATATGAAAAGGATGCCGCCGAATTCCTCGCGACCAGGGGGAGGCCGGTCCACGGGGACGTGAGGGAGTTCGACGCCACGGAATACAAGGGGGTCGTTGACATCGTGACCGCGGGGTGGCCGTGCACCGGGTTTTCCACGGGAGGAAAGGGCGGTGGGTTCGAGCACGAGGCCTCGGGGCTCTTCGTCGAGGTCGTCCGCATCGTCCGCGAGTGTGACCCGCGGTTCGTGTTTCTCGAGAACTCGCACGTCTTGTCACAGGTTCCTAACCTCTCGGTCGTGGTCGGCGAGCTCCACGCGCTCGGCTACGACTGCCGGTGGTACTCTTGCTATTCTAACGACGTAAACGTGGGCGCACCGCACCAGCGATACAGGTGGTTCTGCCTCGCGTTCAAACGGGGCGTAGACGTTTCTATCCCCATAGCGAGGGTTCCGGGGTTCGATTGGTCTTCTACGCCCCCGCGGACCCAGGAAACGGAAAATACACGTGTGAACAAGCGCCTTCTCAAGTTGATGGGAAACTCCGTGGTGCCGTCGCAAGTGAGATACTCGTTTGAGGCGATGCTCGTCATGCGCGAGACCGGGGTCCCGGTGGCGAGCGGAGACGCCCACGCTCGATGTGGGTACGCCAAGGACGGGGTCATGTTCCGGGTGGTCGCGGACCAAAGAAAGATACGCCCGGTGGGTATACTTCTAGAGCCGAAAGAAATCCCCGCGAAGCACCGGGTCCCGGACGCGAGGAACATTCTGACGACCGCGGTGAGGAGACCGTTTTGGAACACGCCGGTCCTCGTGCACAGCGTGTCTCCGCGGGGAAACAAGGTCCTGACGAAGCGCAGCTCTATGAGCCTGCCAACACAGGTGTCCTTTTACGAAGACGGAGACATCCAGTCCGTGTTGTCTGGTAAATTTAGCGCCTGGTTGATGGGATACGAGCCTGAGTATCTTGGTTTTCTTGTAGAATACTGATTACATGTCAAAAATGTTGAACAACATATTTTGAAATGGATTAGAGATTTAGCCGAAAGAAATGAGCACCCTGGTCTGAGTCGCAATGCACTGCTTGATGCGGGCTTTATTTAGTTCGCGGCGAGACTCCCCGCTGTCCGTGACTTTCCGCTTGCGAACTGCCTCTGTCATATCGTTTTCGACATCGCGGATGATTTTCTTGCACTCGTCGATGATGTTGTTTTTAATGACCCACCGGAAAAAGTTGAGCTGGCCAACGGTGGTCATAAATTTTTTACCGTTGTGGCCATCGAACTCCACCCTGTTTCCGCGGCAGAACGGGTCAAAAAAGCGTTTAGAGTAGCTCTTCAGCGCCGATTTATACTCCAGGTAAATGTTGAAGTGCTTGCCCTCTTTGGTCACAAAAAAGTAGTTGGTTTTCTTTGCGTAGTTGCTGACAAACCAGTCGAGGACGCGCATTGAAATAGACTGGTTTTTGAGCACATCCATCATTGCCGAGAGGTGATCACTGTCCTCGAAAAAGGTCTCGAGGGACGAAAGCAGAATCTGGTCTGAGTTCATCTTGTCTTTACATAAGGATATATTCTTTTAAGTTAGTTTACGCCTCTTCGCGGCGCGGGTCCAGGGGTCTTCCGCGTTGAATACGTCGTCGGCTGCTTCGGTAGCTGTCGGCTCGGGCTCTTTTTCTTCGTCGGCGGTGGTAATTTCGAGCTTGGGGAGCTTTTCGGGAGCGGGGAGGGCGCCTGGGGGAGGAGGAAGGCGCTCCTCCGGCGTGAGGTGCTTGTCTAGGCCATCGCGCATCACGCGAGCCTTGCGGTCGTCGAACATTTCCTTGGCGGCCTGCTGGGACTCTGCGTAGCCCTGCATCAGCTCGTTCAGGAAGGTCTCCTGATACTCCTGGGTCTCCAGCTGCATGGGGTCGGGGGGGCAAGGCGCCCAGCGTCCGATCTCCAGTAGGAAGATGTCTACCAGGGTGTCGCCGGCGCGGCGGAGGCGGTTAACGTAGGCCTTGGCTTCGTCCTGGGTGGCGAACACGCCGCGGACCTTCAGGGCGAAGCGGTTGCTCTTCTGGCGGCAGAACTCGGGGCCCACAAAGCTCACGAGGGCGTAGTTCTGGCCGGAGGGGGTGATGTAGTCGGCTTCCATTGGGTGCAGACCGGTGGGGAAGTCATACTCGCCGGCGGGGGTAGTGGAAGCAGAGGCAGATGCAGAGGAAGAGGTGGGAGTGCTCATTTTCTATATGATGAGACTATATTTGGCTATTTTTAACGCATACCGCGTCGATATGATTGCGCGCGTTTAGTTGTTCACGTACTGGCACTGGGCGTAACCGCCGTCGCCGATGCTGCCGTCTTGGTTTACGAACTTGTCTCCCCAGGCGAACCCTGTCTTTTTAGTCGTCTCCGGAGGGCACACCCATCCAGCGGTGGTGAGGGCCGGGGGCGTGAAAACCGTGTTATTGACCTTGCACTGCTGGTGGGCGGTGAACCAGTCGCTGTTGGACCAGTCGCGACCGGTGTCCTCTTGCCAGTCCAGGCACCTGTATTTGCCGTCGCCAACATAAGTCCTCGTGGAGTACCCGGCCAGACACTTCTTGTTCTGGTCGCCGCTGTCCACTGGCACGGTGTTTGTAGGGCACTTGCCGTTCACGGTGGGTCCGTATTTGTCTACGAGGCACCCGTTGCCGTTGTTATAGTTGTCGCCGTAATCTATTGCCCCATTGGGGCAGCTCCAGGTGCGGCCGTTCCAATAGCGCGGGACAAACTTGGGGTTATACGGTTTAACGGTGTTGTAAAAGTTGACCGCGGAACTGGCCACGGTCTTACCCACATTTTTACCAACAACTCCTATAGTGGAGAAAAGATTGTCGAAAGAAAAGTTCTCTTGCTTTTTCTTTGTAATGTTTACAAGGATGGTTACGAGTATGACAGCGAATATGGCACACGCCAGGTAAAACGCGGTGGTACCGGGTCTTACGGCAGAAAGTATACCCTTGACAAAGTCCATTATAACTAACGAAAATATATTTTTAATGCGTGGATTTTATAAGGTCTGCTAATGAAATTTTCCCCATTTGTTTCTTCTGAGCAGTTTTCGGCTTCTTCTTTGGCGCGCGCGTCGCATACTCCTCCAACCTGCTATAAGAAAATTTAGACAACTGGGAAGGCAGTGGCGCGACCGTCCTCTCCTTGGCTTCGGGTTGCGCCGCTGGGAACAATTCGTCTATTATTTTTCCATGCAGCTTCATGAGCTCTCCCTTGTAGAGAGAGCAAGGGCACGCGCCCTCCTCGAACACAACTTTCCGCGAGTAGCAGCGCTGGTACATGCCACTCTTCGTCACCATGAAATACGTGTTTGATGAGTGGTGTAATCTCTCTACGTTTGCACAAAACTTGGACGAGTGTCTGAACATGTATGCGTGCTCCGTTTTCAAAACGCCCGTGATTTTACCTTCGTATTCCTTGGGAATTACTTTCTCTAGTTCTGCGACGACATTCTCGTATTGCTTCAGAGACTCGTTTTTCAGAGAACCGGAATATGACGGCGATTCTGTGATATCAATCCCAGGGTCTTCGAGGAGGTTTGTTGGAACGCCCCTCGTTCGCAGAGACACTTCGGAGAGGATTTTCCTGGTTGCTGCGAACCCGGAAACGTCTAGCGGTTCGTGCGCCATCTCTTTGCCCCGCTCGAGGACGTATTTCAGCATCGGGACATAGACCCTGCGCGGTTCCTCTGGCTTTGCTGCCCACGGCAGTCGCATTCCGCTTCCCTTGTGGACCGCGGCATCCACTATCTGATCCCAGTCGTTGACAAACGGGTTCTCGGTCTCGGTCAGTTTTTCTAGCACCTTGGACCTGACATAGAGAGCAACCGCGGACGTAGCAAAGATAGAGCCGAAAGTTAGGTGGACCCCGACCTTGACACCGTTTTTCGCCTTCTTCGTGAAATTGGAGACGCACATCGTCACCTCAACCCGTTCTACGTCGAACAAATCCGCGGTAACCCCGCACACGTTCTGGAACACTGCGTGGACGTCCTGCGAAAACTCGCCCTTCGTCATCGCCTCCGCGAGTTCCGGGGACGCGACTATGTCAAGGTCGTAGAACATCCTGAACACCTTGGGTTTGTATTCGACGATGCACGAGAACTTCCCTCCCCGGACGACCCCCCTCGCATACTCTGCGAGGAATTCTTCGTGCGAGTTGTCTGGCACGCACAAAACTCCTTTGTCAAGGAGGACGTGCGACAGGTCCCCCGTGCGTCCATAGTACCCCCGCTTTTTGCACCACTCGTACACATGAACTGACATGATGGTATTGATATACCAATATCAGACATTATAAGATACGATTTTTGTCAATATGCCGTGCGCGGTGCGTGCTATGTATGTTAAAATACGGAAAATATACTATAATTGTATGGGAAATACTAACATTATGTCTTCTCCATATCTGTGTGTGTACGCGTCCCAGGCTGCGGCCTGCATAGGCGAGAATAGATATAAAAAGATAGCAGAGGCTGTAGAGACGTTCTGGAGCCGTGCGGACTCGGAAAGTTATAGGAGAGCGATGCACCGAAACAACCTGATGACCAACGACGAGATAGTAGAAAGGGTGGAGAAGATCCACCCCGCGGTCGCGAACCTCCTCAATATCGCGTCTCGCGAGGAGCGCACGTCAACGGAAGTATCGGAGAAATACGCGAAACTGTCGAGCGACTTTGAAAAGTATGCTGGGGATCACCGATTCCCGGGGGAAATCGCGGCCATGGTGGACGACGCGCTCCGCAAGAGTGCTTACACAAGCTATGGAAACGTGGCGGAAAGCGATGTATTCAAGTACATACGCGACGTTCTGAAAGTGGATATAGTGGAGGACTCGACGTTTTACAACCAGCCCCTTGGGGAAGTACATACCCCGTACGGGACTTTCAAGTATTTCATAGGTGGCAAGATAGACGGGATAACCAGGGACGGGAAGACCCTTGTAGAGATAAAGAACAGGGTAAACAGGCTCTTCGGCAGACCCCCCGTGTACGAGAACATTCAGGTCCAGACGTATCTTCACCTTTTGGACATTGACAAGGCGTTCCTCGTGGAGTGCCTCAAGTGCAAGAACGGTGGTGCTATTTCCGAAAACGTGAATTGTATATCTATAAACAGGGACCGCGCCTATTTTGAGATGGATGTCATTCCCAAAATAGAAGGTTTTGTAGACCTCATAGTGCACCTCATACACGACGAGTCTCTCCAAGACAAGTTTGTAACGTCCAAACGCAGAAACGCAATCGCGGCTCATTGGATAAAAAAATACGTTGACGCCAAGCGGAGGAACCGGTACGCGCTAAAGTGAAATATAAAATGTTTATTTATATAAATGAACAAGACGAACAACGCGAACGCGAAGCTCAACTTCGACCCGAAGCTGTGGGGCCCTGGCTTTTGGTTTGCGCTCCACCTGTCCGCCCTGCGGTTCCCTGTAAACCCGACTACCACGGACAAGAAGAATTACGGGGACTTTATACGCACCATGCAGTACGTTCTTCCGTGCGAAGGGTGTTGCAAGGGGTTTAAGGCAATTCTCGAAATGACCAAGTTTGGTGCCAAGGACCTGAAATCGAGGGACACGCTGTTCGCATGGACGGTGCTCGCACACAGCCTTGTCAACTCCAAGACGGGAAAGCCGGCTCGCAACGACCCGACATATTGGAAGACTCAGTACTTGAAACTCGCTTTGTAATTATTGAATATATTCGTCGCCTATCCCGAGGCGGAGCAGAGCCGTGCGCGCGGCAGCCTGCTCTGCGTCTTTGCGCGTCGTGCCCGTCCCCTCGCCGTACGCCGCCCCGTCAATGCACGCTTCAACGACAAACATAGAGTTGGTACCGCCCCGCTCGAACGTGGTCACGAAAGTGGGCTTGGCGAGACCAAGGACACGACAGTGCTTTGCCAGGCGGTCCTTATGGTTTGCGTCAATCATGAGTTCGTGGATGTTTACGTGCTTCGTAAGCACGCTCATCAGGAATTGCCTCGCGGCGTTGATACCGAGGTCGAGGTAGATCGCCCCGATGAGCGCCTCAAACGCGTCCTCGAGCGTCTTCGGGTTGGTGTGCCAGCACCTATACAGCCCCTTCTGGGACATGATGATGAACTCGTGGAGGCCGATCTGGTGGGCGAGCTTGCTGAGCAGCTTTCCAGAAACGAACTTCACGCGGAGTCTAGTGAGCACGCCTTCGTTCTTCCCAGGGAAGACGTCGTAGAGATAGCGTGCGATAAGAAACCCTAGAACGCTGTCGCCTAGGAACTCGAGGCGCTCAAAAGTTTCGCCATTTTCTTCCAAAGGGTTGTAAGAAAATGCCGTGACATACAGCTGAAAATCGCATACGGGCATGCCAATGAGGGTTTCTATGTCCTCTTTGGAGAACATAACACCGCACTTGGTGCTAGGACCGCCAGCTGGCCAGTTGTCATCAAACTTGGGGGTGTGGTCGGCACTCTGCGTCATTGCGCGGTATATACCCTTTCTAACATTTTTCCTCCTTTTATTTTGCGAACAATCTGTCATCTGTCGTTTGTCATTTGTCATTTGTCATCTGGCATCTGGCATCTAAATGCAATAACGTCATTTAACAACGCGTTATTGCATTTAGATGCCACGCGGTACTGACGTGAGTTTGTTAGGAAAGTCGCAGGGTTGCATGGCAGGGTCCATATCGACGCACAGCGTCATAAGGGTCGTTGTTTTCCCTTGGAAATTATATCACCATTTCCCATGGTGACTTCCCCACCGAAGGATTGCAAGGCCATGAAGAATACGAAGAACGCGAAGGACTCGAAAGAGGATGAGCAGGCATTTGAGTTAGGAATCATTACGGGCATCAAGCGCCTTGACACGGATAAGTGTCTAGAGCGTCTAGAGGACATGTGCCAGACGTGGCGCGTGTATGAGACAACGGCTACCTTCGAGTCCCAGCTCATCAGCATGTTCAGCGCGCTCGACGTGAACTTTGACGATGATCTGCTCGACGCAGTGAGCACGGACCGCGGGTTTTTCGGTCTCAGGGAAGTGAACAACAAGATAAAGACTTCGGAGCTAGAGGCCATGACGCTCTTCCAGCGGCTCCGGGAGCTCAACCTCCTCCCGGGCAAGAACGACGACAACGAGGCCCATCACGATGCTTTCAAGAAGATCACGAAAGTCCTGGAGATGATTTTTTACACCAAGAAGGTCGTCTTGAGTTCGTATCAGGCAAAGCTCGCGGTGCACCAGCTTGCAACGGAGCCCGGGGTTGTCCAGCTGGATTCGGAACTCGAGTCTGTATACGGTTCCTGGAACCTCCGTTTCCGTATGGTAGGGGACGACGTGTCTCAGTTCCAGGAACTCCTTCTGTACCTCCTTGACTGCGCGATGGAAAACGGGTATCGGCGTCAGGACGGGTTTTTGTACGAACCTATCATCATTGATGGCAGGAATATGCACAGTTACAGGCAAGTGTACGAAATCAAGGAGTTTGTGTATTCTCGGCTTCGCAAGGAGATCTCGTTTGAGCATTGGTCTAAGGGGACGCAGAACATGAAGAACATTTCGTCCGCCGTTGAGTATCTGACGAACTGTCACGATACCCAGCTCCCAGTTCTCCACAAAAGCCGCGGAACTTATGCATTCACAAACGGAGTGTACATCGCGTCGGAAGACAGGTTCCACTGCTTCGAGACATCGGAGACCCCGTTGTCGGACAGCGTCGTTGCGTGCAAGTTCTTCGAGATGGCGTTCGACAACACCGAGTATGACGACTGGTTCGGCATCCCGACTCCCCACTTGGACTCGGTCATGAACCACCAACAGTGGCCCAAGGAAGTCCAGATGTGGCTGTTGTGCCTCATCGGGCGCGTGCTCTACCCCGTGAACGCGATCGACTCGTGGCAGGTGTGCCCGTTCTTCGTGGGTCTCGCCGGCACGGGTAAGTCGCTGCTCGTTCTTAAGGTCATCAAACAGTTCTTCGAGACCGTGGACGTGGGCATCCTTTCCAACAACATTGAGCGGAAGTTCGGTATCTCCGCGTTCTACGACAAGATGCTTGTGTGTGCCCCCGAGATCCGAAACGACCTGGCCATCGAGCAAGCCGAGTTCCAGTCTATCGTGTCCGGCGAGGAAATCTCCGTTGCCGTCAAGTTCCAAAAAGCATTCCTGCAGGAGTGGGACGTGCCCATCGTCCTCGCGGGCAACGAAGTCCCTGGTTGGGCGGACGCGGGAGGCTCCATCCAACGTCGTCTTGTGGTGTTCGAGTTCAAGCAGCCCGTGAAAGAGGGCGACATGAAGCTGTCTGAGAAGCTGTACCGCGAGATGCCCAACATCATTCGCAAGGCCAATAAGGCGTACCGCTACTTCGCGGACATGTACGCGGACAAGAACATCTGGACGGTGCTGCCAGAGTACTTCCTCGACACCCGCGAGACCATTGCGCGCTCGACAAACTTCATCGAGAGCTTCCTGTCGTCCGAGCATGTTGTGCTTGGAGAGGACAACGTTGTGCCTTTCGCCGACTTCAAGAGCGCGCTCAAGGACTACGCGTCTTCGAACTCTCTGCACATGAAGCAGCTCACTGCGGAGGCGTTCCGCGCGCCGTTCGCGAAATACAAGGTTTCTATCCTCCCCCAGCAGACCATCGTATACAACGGCAGACAGCTAAACACTATCTTCGTCAAGGGCGTCGCAATCAAGACGGCAACGTCGGAGGAAGTCGCATGCGTGCTGTGAAAATAAATATATTTGTAATTAAAAAGGATGCTAGATGTTGTCATTGTATTTCTCATCGTAGCCATGCTGGCTATCATAGGGTATTCGGAGTCCAAATACCTGTTCGCAAAGCCGTCTTGCAAAACCTGCAGCAGTGGCGCTATCCCTGGCGCTATCCCTGGCGCTATCCCTGGCGCTATTCCGGCAATAAAGAAAGAATTTACAAAGGCGATGCAGGCGGTCAAGAAGCAGACTCAGGATATCAAGAAGATGCTCACGAAGAACGGCAACGAGTCTTCCGCCCCCTCCCCTGTTGACATCGTCGACCCCGTAGAGCACCTCCCAGGCAGCAGCGGCGTCGTGCTGGGCGCCAATGCCATGGAAAACACGATTGACGAAGACCTCCCTTTCTCGGATTACAAAAAACTCCCCGTGAAGGCCGTCCCGGTAGACGGAACGATAAAGGGAGTTAGGCCTCCGACCTATGCGGACCCCAGAGTGATGAACCCTTCGCTCGCGGCGGCACCCGTCCAATTTCCCGACCCCGCGGCATTCGGCACGTTCGGCGTGACCGATGACACGTCTCCCGCCTTTTCTACGGCATCTCAAATACCAAAAACGAACGCCAAACTAACGTCCGACGCACAATTAGAAGGATTCGAGGACGCGCTGGACGCAAACGGCGCGCGCCTCGTTATGGACGGAAAGGTTGTAAAGTCGGCGTGCGAACTGCCGAGCTACCAGCTGAAAGGCGTGGCGCCCCACACTTCTCTGCCCGAGAGGTCATTGTTCGAACCCCCAGCTACCGTGGAAGACCTCGTGGACGGCGAAATGTTCTCCGGTCTCCAGGGTTACCCGATTGACGAAAAACTAGACCCAGTGACCGCCCCTGGTATCGCGATGGGCGCAGAAGAATGGGCAGCCATAAATTACGGTGTAATCACTTGATTTTTACATTAAGCGGCAAGGAATATCTCGGGGTATTTCTTGGCACGAACAAAAGCCTTTATAAAGTTGTCCTTACGGTTAAACATAAACCGCAACGCATCAGACGCACGACCACAGGAACCATACCAATTTCCAAAAGCATACACTGATGAAGTGTGAAGAGAGGAGCATCGCATTTGTGTCTCCGACCGAGGAATACACTTCAAAGACGTGCGGAAATTGTGGGTTGATAAACGACAACTTAGGGTCGTCGGAAACGTTTCGGTGTGACTGC